CTTGCAAACTTCTCTCGATCCCCATCCTGTCTGTAAATATCGATAGCGTTTCTCATAATCTGAGAAGATTTGCCCATTTCGCCCTGGCCGCTGTAGTAAGAGTACAGTCTTTCTACTTCACGATCCCCAGTGTTCTTCGCAACCGGTTTTTTATCAAGTTCGGCCATTTGCTCTTCAAGTATGGCATTGAGCTCTGCGTTCTCTTCGTCAGTCAGAAAAGCGCGGCCGTTTGCTGCTTCTAAACCTTTTGTCATCTGATCCATCTGATGAGCGTACATCCAGACGGTATCTCCGTCGAAGTCACCTGTATTCATACGGTCGATGGCAGAAGGATCCATCATCGCAACGTTGCTTTGCGTGCCAAGAATGTTTCTCCAAGCCCCGGTTTTTGTCGCTGCGATGTTTAACATTTTGGAGAAGGTGTTCAGGGCAGACGGGGTCCGTCCTACAACACTCCATAATCCATCGCGATCGCCGGTTGCCTGGGGCGCAAACATGATTTTGTTTATATCTACATTGCCTTTACTGTCCAGCAGACCTTTAAGGTCTTCATCTGCCAATTCAAATCTTTTCTTCAGAAAATCTTTATTTTTTAATAAAGATGGATACATTATTGACAGATCTGACTCTTCATTTATCCTGGCATTGGAGCCGGATATGGCGTCTTCAAAAAATGAACCTAAAAACGGAAAAGCAAGACGAAAAGAAGCGTCGTTGCTAAGTCTGTATTTTGTTTGAGACTGTTTATACAGTGCTTTTTTCTGATCCTCAATATATTTTACAGCTTGTCTGTCTGTTTTTATAAAAGCCTGCTTATCTTCTGCCTGCTCAAATCTTTGCTGTATGTCCGCTCTTTCTTTGAACTGCTTTTCGTTGATCCAGTAATCATCTGTTTCCATTCTGAGCAGTTCTTTTGCGTACGATTCGGCGCTTTGTTTGCGAATTTTATCAGACAACCCGATTGCTTCTGCTAATTGCATACCGATTGTCCGCTTACTTGTTTCGAAGTCGTCTTCTGATTTTACAGCGAACAAGCCGCCGCTCTCTCTTAAAGAGCTTGTTATGTTTCTGTTTTGCTCAGGAGCGTCGAGCTGAATCATTTTTTGTCCGTGTGCATCGACGAACGTCATTCCAGCTTTCTCTTTTTTTTCTAAACGGCTTTGTCTTTCAGCTGCGTCCTTTATGTCCATTTGTTGTTCAAGAAATGTTTTATATTGAGATTCATCCATAACAGCCATCTGAGATGGGCCTTTTAACATCTCCTTTTCGATCAAAGCGCCGTACCGTTTATCCATCGCATCTGTAAAGTAATGGCCCAAAAGCTCGTTTCTTCCCATTTCGTTATATTGACCATTACTGTTGATGGCGTTTACGATTCCCGCCTTTTGATCGTCGGACAACTTCGCAAAAGCAACTGAAGGCATATAAAACTTACTTAACGATTGAATATCCTTTTTCTCAGCTTTAAAATACGCTTCTTTCGCCGCATCAATCTCTTCTTGACTTGCGTTGGTGTTTGCGAGTTTAACCCATTTGCCAAGCGCTTCTTTCTTTTCTTTCTCTCGTTCTTCTATTTTGCTTTGATCATCTTCAAAAACAGCAAAAGGACTATCGCTCTCCCCTTTTTTTACAGTTCTCCTGAGAAAATCGCGCCAGTCGTAACTGCCGAAAACACCCTTCAGGGTCTGGCCTAAGCCTCTTGCCTGAAAAGATATATGTGAGAACTGGGGATCAATAAGACCTGCGCCATCGATAAGCTTTTTATCAAATACTTCCTTGCCTAGAATTTTATTAACTTCTTGTTGCGCTTCAAGGCTGATCGTGGCGTATTCAATTTGATCCAGGTCGACTCCAGGCAAAATATCGGCCAGCCTGTTCGACTGAGTTCCAAGTCTTTTCGCATTGCTGCCGAATTTATTAGTTTCACCAAGGTTTTCAACCCATTCGCCGTTTTTGTTTTTTTTGTAAACGACGCCTTCTCTTGCCTGGGGATCAAATCCACGAAAATAATCTCCAAGGCCCTTTTCTCTGAGACGGTTAGTGATTTCTTCTTTCTTTGTTGTCGGGATATACTGCGCGGATTCGCCGTTAGAATAAACAAAAGAATATTCAGCTCCGCCTTCACCATACGTGATCTTTTTATTTAAACTATCTCTGAACAGTTGTCCTTCTCTTGTCAGACGCCTGTCTTTGCCTTGCATCAGCCAGCCTTCTTCATCCCGGGCCCAGACGTTATCTACAGGAACTGTGACGATGTGCGGCATCGTTCTTTCTGTCTGTTTGCCGTCCGGGCCTTCAACTGTTTCAGTGTATTCAGCATATTGTCCATTATTTTTTTTCGGATCAAGACCAAGCATATATGTAAGCTGACTGTTTTGAAGCATAATACCCTTGTCAGCTTCTGTTGTTTTTACAACGCTGGCCTTTAGTTTTCCGCTCTTTTCACGGACCCTCTGCATTTCCTCGTGCGTCCGCGGAACGAGAATGAGATTTCCGTCTTTTTCTTCTATAACGGTTCTTGGGACACCATATGTTGGAATTTTACCAACTGAGTTTATTAGTTCAGTGGTGTGGCGTCCTTTAGTAAAAGCAGGTGTGTTTGCCGCTAGTTCGACGCCGGCCCCGTTAATAAAATTTTCTGCGAACTTGGCGCCGTTTTTCTCATCGTTTGCTCTTCTTGCATATGCGTTTGTGATATCAAGCAGCTCGGCGAACTCTTTATTGACGTTTGTGTTTGACAGCGGGTCTCTTGAGAAGATCGCCTGTCCGCTTCTTATCTGGTTTTGTCTTTCGGTTGCTTTTGCTAAGAACAAACGCATCTGATCTTGCGTAGGTTTACTAGACCAGTTCAGCCTTAACCTGCCGTCGTCACCTTCAACAATCTTGGCAAGTCCGGTTTCGAGAGCGATCCTTTGAGCCGACTCGTTTCCGTTTTGCTGCAACCTTCTCAGCGAACGAAATAAATGATCCGAGTAGGCGAGGGCGTTCCTGTCGGAAGCGACGGGAGTGTAGTTTTCATCCATTTTCCCGGCTCTCGCATATAAGTCTGCGATGCCTTTATGTCTGAATATATCTTCAGGATGGTACGTCTTTTCTGCACTTTGATACAAGGGCGCGAAAGCGTGCTGACTTTCTCTGATTTTTGAACGCGTGCCCAATGTAACATTAACAGAGTTTCGAATCAACTCGGATATATCATCTTCTGATTTCAAAGTAATGTTTCGCCTGGCTGCACTTTGTCTGATTTGCTCACGAAGACGTTGATCGTTCACCATTGTGTTTGCAAGATTCTCTCTGTAAAAAGAAGAATCCTGCTCGCGGGCAAGCTGTTGATACCTGCGTTCTACAAACCGGCTGGAAATGCCCATCAACTGCTGTGCTTCCGGATTTGTAAACCTTGCTTCGCTGGCATTTTTCAGAATTTGGCCTGACGACATCATTTGCCTGTACGCTGTCGCGTACTTAGCGTCGGCTCTTTCGTTGGCCTCGTACTTTTTTGTTGTTTTAGTGACGTCCGTCAACGCCCTTCCGTATAATTGAAGTTCTCTGATAACAGAAGGGAGCGCGTCTTGGCCAAGCGCGCTTATTGAATCGATGAACCGGTACATCGGATGGCCTGAAGAATCGAGCATTTCAGCGCCGGATTCATCTTTGGTTGTAAACAAACTTCTCGCAGTGTCTATCGTTTTCTGCATCTGTTCTTTTTGTTTTTCATCCAAGTCTTTTGTTAAAAATTTTGCGCTTAAATCGTTCAATTCTGCGCCAAGTTTACTTATATCTTCTTTAGACCATTCAAGACCAATTTTGGCATTGTAGATCATTTCGTAAGTTTTGCTGCTCATAGCGATCTCTCCTTTTCAATATATTTGACAGCCACATTTCTTATTGGTACAATTATATATATAAATCCTTTAAAAGGAGGTTTGTCCATGGTTCACGTGACAAGTTTATCAGAAGCCGTTACATACATAGACAGATCTAAATGGGATGAAATATGTGCAAAATGGCTTTCTGAACATGATGAGTCTGAAAATACAGTTTATATATCGGGCTCGTTCACGCAAGAAAGTTATTTAAGAAAATTCGGACATGTATCAAGATACTTAACTGACATAGAAATTCCATGGCTTCCTGATATGTTTTGTATGTTTTCAGACGAACACCCGGAATTATATAAAACTGAAAACGGAATAACAATTGTAATACCTTTATTGCCAAGCGCATATTGGCCAAAATTTCCGGACTCCATACATCTCTCAACTTGTCTTCGTTATATAGAAGGGGTTATTTGGTTAAACACAGTCCCAGTTCCTGTTATCCTTGAAATAGAAAAAAGGTTTGGATAATCCAATATAAAAATATCCCGCAACGCACCAAATAGATACGTTGCGGGTTTTTTATTTCATTCAGCTTTTCCATTTTTAAGCCGCATGTACTCTATCAAATTCTTAACAGCTTCATTTTCTTCTTCCATCATTGCAGGATCTACCTGCGTTGTAATAATCTGATACAACCAGTCTACTACAATCGGAGTATTATCTGAAAGTGCGTTCATCTTCTTAACGTACAGCTCCAGATATTCTTTTACTCCAGTCCAGCTAATTTCGTAGTCTGTAACATCGGCCGGGTTCAGTCCTTCGCTATCTAAAATGACTCTGAACGCGGGCTCTAAATAATATTTACCGTTGTCTGCTTCTACTACAGCAAGACTTACAGCCTTTCGCATAAACTCGTAATAAAGCATGTTTATTCTCCTTTTTTTAACAAAACAATATCGTACTTGTTTTTATCTTCGTTCTCGGGGATACTGACAACACCTTTTACATTTTGAAGATAAATAACCTGTGTTGTCTTTGGCAGCTTTCTTAAAATGGAGATAAGATCCTTAATGGTCATGTCTGCGTCCAAACAGTTTTCTGAAGAACCCTATTTTCTCCTTAGGAGTCTCGTCTTTTACGTGCTCTTCAACGTAGGGTTCAAGTTCAAAGTCATCTCCATCGTAGTCACCTGTATCGCTTGGAATAACCCCGAATAATTCGACGCTGGTTTCAGGTACAACGTGCTTTAAAGACTCCAGGGTCTTAAGCGCTTCTTGAACCTTCTTTTCGTCTTCTTGTCTTTTTAGTTCTTCTTGTTTCTTTTCTTCTAACTCCTGCTGACGTTTCTGCTCTTCGGCCAGCCGCCGCTGTTCTTCTTGCTTTTTCTGCTCTTCGATCCGTTTGGCTTCGATCGCCTGCTGTAAGAGCCGGTCTTTCTTGGCCTGCGCTTCGGCCCGCTGTTTATCCATCTCAGCCTTGATCTTAGCTCTACGCTCGGCTTCAGCTTTCTTGGCTTCTTCGGCCTGAACAATGCGTGCGGCTTCGGCTTCAACCGCTTTGCGGGTTGCTTCTTCCATTGCAACTCTCTGGGCTTCTTCTAAAGCCTTCTTTTCTTCCTGGTCCTTCAAGTCGGCCTTCTTGTCAAACCGGTAAGGGTTCTTAACCTTCATGTCGCATAGCTTGTGCGCTTCGGCTAAAGCCTGCTTGCGGCTGTACCGGCTGCCGACCGTATTCTTCTGAATGCTGATATAATGCTGCATCATCCTGTCGAAGATGGTATGCTCTTCTGTTTCAGCGGCAAACGGGTTCTTATCTTCGAGCATCAGCCACGACATAACGCTGGAAGAGAAAACAGCTTCGCCCTCCTGCCCAAACGTTTTATGTCCGTCTACCATTTTCTTGAAACAGGTATATTTCTGATTCGTTAAATTCAAGGTTCATCTTCCTTTCTAAAATAGTCCTTCTGCCCAGCTCAAGTCACCTAATTGTGCTTCGGCAGACTTCTTCTGAGCGTTCTTGTCGCCTGTGTTTATCATCTTGATCTGTCCCATAAGTCCGAGTACGCCACGCGGGTTGCTGCCGCCGCCTTCCTTAACAAGCGGGTTGGCCGCAGCGACAACTTTGCCTGCGTCTTTCGCAAAGGCGTTGCCCAGTAAGTTGGACACGGACTCAAAGTTCAGTTTCTTGCCCAATGCGCCTAATATCGCCTGAAACCAGACGTAGGACATTTGGTTTATTTTATCTTCATCTGTCTCGCCCAGGTGGACAGCTACAGCCGCAACGGCTTCATCCAGACTTAGTGCTTCCCCTGGGCTTCCCGGTTTTTTCTTGCTTCTTCTTTCCGGGCTTCTATACCGTTAATACGGCCGAAGATCTCCAGTATTTTCTCTACGTCCGCGGCCGTAATGTCGTCGTAGCTCGTTTTCAGTAATTCTTTGTCGTCAAAGACCGCAATAAGAAAGTCGAATAAGATCTGGTCTGCGTCTCTCTTTTCGTCGAACACGCCTTTGCCGACCGTCATAAACTCGGTTAAAGGCACAGCCTTTAAGATCTCGTAAGCCGACGCCGTTTTGTTTCGGAAATACGCCAGTTTCGTCGGCTGGATCTCGATCTTCTTGCCTTTGATGGTGACACAGTTTTCTTCTTTGTAAGGAGTCGGCATTTCTTTGTCGAGCGCCTTAGGCTCCGGCGGATCCTGCAGCTGGTCCGTTATATTCGGGTTCTCTTCAAGTCCCGGAGTCTGGTTAGGATTGTTCTCCAGTCCTGGTGTCTGGGGCGGATTGATATGTTTTAGACGGGATATTTTCGGCGATTCCGTCTCTGTTATATTTACTTCCGGGATCTCTTTGCCCGGTGTGATATTTGGGTTCATGTTAATCCTTTCCGTATAGAATAAAAAAGGGGATGCTGTTGTTACAGCACCCCCTAATACCGATATTCTATACTGTAACCTTATTAAACCTTGTTGCTGATATTCAGCTTGTTAGAATAATCGATTGGATGTACAGATAAACTGTACGGGATAATTACATAATGCCGTTGTCCTTCCGCACGAAGGCGATAGAATAGGTGGCATTATCGGCACGCTTCGCGTCCATCGCAGCCAGAGTGAACTGGACCTTGTGTTCAGCGTGAGTCGTTAATTCACGCCCGTCTTTTCGACAGCTGCATATCACTATGCAGAGCAGACTATATCTTCACCCGTTCTGGGTGCTCTTCTTTTCGGACCACTTGGCCCTACTCCCATTTGGGATAGTCGTTAGGCATTTAAGAACAAATAACGAAATGGTATCCTTTGTATTTTCTTTGCTGTTTGATAGCTTTGGATAAATTTGAAATCAACACGCCAAGCCATTCAGCGGCTTCGCCCATTGAATCAAACACGCGACCGGTTTCAACGCATTGAACTTTCTTTCTTGATCGTTCAGCCAGTTGTTGTATTTCTTCAACCGTTGGCATATGCGTCGTCGGCTCACCTCGTCTTTTAGCGTGAGCCTCTCTCAGATTAGCAAGATGTTCGTCTGTAAACGCCCGCCCTTTCTGAGCGTCGCTAATCTTTTTTCTCGTTTCTGGCGCGTGATGTTTGCCGGTCATTGTGCCGGCTTTGCCAAAACTCGATTGGCGTATCTTTTCTCTCACCGATTGGGGGAGAGCTTCTCCTTGACCGCCTTCTTTGATGTTATATCCAAATTTATCATTTTGCGTCTGATAAAGCTCGATATAGTGGCGCTCAAGATCCTTTGCTTCGTTTTCAGCAATATTTTCCGCCAATACTTCATGGCTGAAATTATCCCAGCCGTATTTCTGGATAGCATTCCAAAACCTGACGGATGTTTTATATCCGCTGCCATCTCCGTTAAACCTTTTGGAGTATGGAGTTTGGCTTGTGATACCAATATATTTCTTATCGTTAATCGTACACGTGTGCATATAAACCGTCCACATGTTATTAATCACTCCTTTTATTTGTTCTATTTAGCACGGGATTGTCTTTCTCTTCCCATTATTAGGATTTTCGAATGTCGTCTTGTTAAATGGTCGACTTGTCGACCATAAGAAAGAGTTTCCCCGTTTAGAAGAGTTTATTTCTCGTAACATTCCTGTTACGCCACGCTGCAGTATTTCAACGTGTTCGCAGTCTTGTAGCTGGCGTCAAAACCAGGAGCGGCCGTTACACGGCACTTGTACACCTTGACGATCACGTTACCGATGATGGAGCTGTCAGAGCAGTCATCACCGGAGCCGTAGACCGGGTACACCATGATCGCTTCACCGATAGCAGAGCTCCGGTTGTCGATCTTGGCTTCTTCGACATGCTCGCCTTCGGCGACCAGGTCATAGTAATAGGAAACGGTGACGGTATCGGCGATGTCGCCATCCGCGAACTCCAGCTTGTAGCCTTCGTTGCCGGTCGGCGCAATAATCCGATACTCGCCCTTGACCACAGTCGTGGCAGTGGTGGAAGCCATCTTACCATCCGCATCGGGATAGGCAATAGAAATGGTGTCAGCCAGCGGGGCATGAGCCAGGGTAACAATGTGGTTGCTATCCGGGGTCAGGACTTCGGTGATAGCCATTTCATAAGCTTCGTTGCCGCCGGTCAGGTCGGTGAAGTTCTTCGCGTTCGCCATGACGAACAGGTCGGCTTCAAATTTGCCCGATGTGATCTGCATCTCGAAAGTAGACTGGCCCGGCAGATAAGCCACAGGATACAGACTCCAGCCAGCGTTAATTTCGGTGTAGTTCACCTGAGGAGAAACAGTAGCAGCGGTCAGTTCGTCAAAATAGAACAGCCGCTTGTCGCACCGCTTGACAGTATGTTCAGCAGAGGTCGTTAATCTCTACCCGCGTTTTTACGCAGCCGTACATTGCTGTACGGATCAGACTATATCTTTACCCTTTTAGGGTAGCTGCCATTTCGACCCACTTGGGCCTACGTCTTTCGACTAGTCGTTAGAGTTTACGAAACAAAGATGATATCCGTGGGCTGAGGAAATATGAAGATTACAGACCTGAGAAACAAAACCTTTCGATAGCCCCAAAGCCTTTGACGCTTCGGTGATAGATTCATACACCGAGTCTGTTTCCTTGCAGTAAACTTTTTTCATGAATTTACGCTTTGCGTTTTTCAGATTTTGTTTAAACTCTTCTGTTCTTTTAATTCCCCTGTTTTTCTCAGCAGCCTTCATAATTGACTCGTATGGAATTTCCTGAAGGGCTCTTTTTTCTCGAATCAATTGTTTTGTTTCTTCTGATAGCTTTCCAGCTCTGCCACCTTCTCTGCAGTTATACCCGTTTTTGATGGTATCAAATTTCTCAATAAGAAGATGCTCCATATTGTTTGCTTCAGCTTCTGTTAAATTGTCTGCAAACAATATGTGTTCAAAGTTATCCCATCCATATTTTTGAATAGCTCTCCAGAATTTTACATTGTGCCTTTTATATCCCGTACCAGAACATTCAAATCGCTTCTTCAACGGAAGTGACGTAATTCCTATATACATCTTTCCGTTAATTTTGTTCTGGTGGACATAAACCTTCCACGTGTCATTGAAAATAATCATAATATCTAATCACTCCTTGTTTCGTTTTACTACGGCAGGTTGTCTCTTATTCCATTATGCAAATTCTCGAATGGCTTCTTCAAATTTGGCCGAATTCAAACCACATAAAACAATAAGAGAGTTTCCCCGTTTAGGCAGCGTTTTACATACACATTGCTGTGTAAGGTGGCTCAAGCAATAGCCCACCACAGGCGCGGCACGTCGGCAATGTAGCCGTTGAACTCTTTTACATATGTAGCCATTTTTCATAGCTCCTTTAAGATTTATTATAACCGCTGTCCAATGCCATGCTTCTCCCACAAACATCTCTTGAACAGTTGTTATCGAATAAGGAGCCTTATATACCTTACCGGTATTTGTTCAGCCCCGGTTAAGGCCATATCCCTTACTCACAAAGTCATTCAACCTTCATGTAGTAGTAAGAGATCATATGTCTAACGTATCCGACAGTTCTGGTGCCAAGGTCTAATGCCCCGGCCGGCATGAATCTGTATCCGGATCGTCCTGCATATCTTGTTTGTCTGAGCAGCGTATCTATTCTGTCTGCAATCAGATCGGTTCTCAGCAACAGACGGTCGGCCGTCGCTGTCCGCAGGATATCTTTCTTTACGTAGATATCAAACTGCAATAAGTTTCTTCGGACGTTAGGAGTCCCGCTGTCTCCGCTTGAGACGGTGGAATAAATAATTCTGACCGGCTCGTGCTCCAGCAGTTCGTTAGTGAACCCAGCCCGAATGAAATACTTGTCCGTAAATTTGACAATGTTTGTATCGGAAGGCACCTTCATCAGCTTTTTCAGTTCTTCATCTCTGAAGAATACATAGCGGATAAGGTTATTCCACTCTTTCTCCCATACGAGCATCAGGTCGCACCCCCTAACTGTTCGGATATAGTCCTTGCAATTTCGTCTTTTAAAGCGTCTGCGACAACAGAAGAACTCATGATCGCTTCAATGTCCTGCGGGAAATACATCCCGAACTGCTTTTCGATATTCTCGGTAACATGAGAAGCGGGTTCTTCTGAGTCAGGCATGGGCTGGCCGTAAGCCTGGGGGAGAGCGTTTGAAGGTTCTACGGACCCGTCAGGGTTTGTAACCATACCGCCACTCCCGCCGACATAGCTTTCGCCTTTGCCTTCTTCTACGACGTTTAGCCATTCTTCGTTGCCGCTGAATGAAAAGCTTAGCTTGATAGAACTGCCGCTGATGGTGATGTTAGCTTTGACGCTGTTAATTAACTCCATTGTTGCGGCGCGTTCTTTGCTGTTGTCGCTGTATTCGGCCGCGACTTTTGTTAATTCGTTTTTTGCAAGGTTTGTATAGAAGTCCACTAGACCCATGATTTCTCCAGCTGCCTGTGCAACAACGGTGCTGCTGATGTCATTCATATATACCACCTGCCACCTTATTACATTGCAGACGGATAACGCCCCGTTTGCCGCCGATGTTTAAACCCATCCGGTCGATATCGATCACCCTGTAGGTTTCGAAACCCCAGATAAATTCATCGTTAATACGAATGTTTCGGGTATATTCGTTATACTGCATCGACATAATGGTCAAGGCGTTGGGTGTTACACCAGGGGTAGCGGATACAGACGGATACTCCGGCCGGCCGTCATAACGGTATGCGTTGACCGGGATGGAGTCCACGATAACCCGGTGGAAGTCTTTATATTGGTCGCTTTCGTCCACCTGATCCGTGCTCTGGTCTATGGCGTATCCTAATTCGTCTACGTCTTCGTAATTAGGATCGGTTGAGTAGCCGTCTTCATCCACTTCGTCGGGTTTGAAGCGGACAATGGTTAACTGGGCGTTGCATCTCAAAGCTCTGGACGGAGCGTTGTTGCTCTGCAGGGCGACTTCCCAGTCTAAGAGGAATATCGTCCCGTCAGGCTGGATGATCATATCGCCCTTTTGAATGCCGCTGTTGACATCGGCCCGAAAGTTCATATTGTTGTCGGTGTTGGCGTATCTGCTCTTGGTGGAGTCAGGATATATTTCTCCGCGGATGGTTGTAGGTTTGTACCCGTCGTTAAACTGGTCGTACCAGTTTTTTAACAGGGTAAAGTCCATCACCGTATTGGGGATATCCTGATTCAGAAACGCCGTGAAGTCAGCGGCCAGCGTTCTTGGAACCCTGAACCGCTTCGATGTACCCTGCGGTATATAAGGAATAGACATCCGGCCGCCTTCTTTCTTTAAGAATTTAAAACATCGGCGATCATTTCAGACACCTTCATGACTTCGATAGGCTTAACCCGCATATTCTCCGGCAGTCTCTTGACTGCGTTTGCGTAGTCGAGAATTTTGTGTCTGATCTCTCCGAAACGTTTCTTGCCGCTTGCGCTCCATTCAGCTTTGTTCTTCTGGCCTTCGTATTCGTAGAAAGCGTTTTCTACGTCGACGACCAGATAGATCATCTCCGAAGCGACAAGCTTGGTATAATCGGCCAGAGAGTACTCCTTTTCAAGATATACTTCTCCGTCCTTGGTTTTGTGCTGAATAAGCACAGTGCAGTTATTATCCATATTAATCACCCTTTTATCCTGTGCCTAACGCATATCGCGTCATTTTATAGAAAAGGATGCGGCGCTCACGTTCAAGATCGTCCAGCGTCCTTTGCAGGTTTGCGTACGGTTTGTCCGCGTTCGTAACGGTTAAGGCGTCTGTAGAATAGCCAAACGCGTTGTTTACGTCCGTCTGGACTCTCCGAAAGAACTCTATCCGGCATAAGCATAGAATGTATTCTATTTCGTCCGCCATAAAGTCCCTGTCGTAACATTGATTGCCGTCATCATCGGTTATCCAGTTTGATGTGCTGTATTCGCTGGGGTGATTAATGTCGACGAAAAACTTTCTGATACCCCTTCTGACCATCCTGTAATAGTCGGTCATACCAAGGGGCATGGGTGTCTCCTGCCATGCAGTAAACTCCTGCAGTTCTGTTGCAAGTTCTGCGATGTCCAACATATGTTTCACCCCCTTCAGAAATTATTCTTCTTGAAGCAGATCGATATTAGGGATCTTCGCCTGCAGAATTCTCATCTTGCTGGTGGGCAGATCCATTTCGTCCGCGACAACGCGAATGGCGTGCAGCTCCACAGGATCTTCGATCCCTTCAAGCCACTTCGCTACAGCTTTATTGGGCTTCTCTAAATTAGCCCGGATCTCTTCGTTGCTGAAATGAGACTCAGCATAGGTGTCGGTATACCCGCCCAGATCTTCAAGACTCAGCTCTTTGTTATCGTCGGTTGTGATAATAAGCTGTTTTGAAGAGAAAGGTTTGCGTCCGCGGGCAATGCTCTCGATATATAAAATATCGTTTACAGATAAGGGCAGAAAACTGTTTGCCCGAATATTGGGTTTTTGTCCGGATGTTAATGTAACACCAATGTCGTAATTACACTTATTTACGACCCGCAATTTCTTATCTCCGTCAATCATTGAATTACAGTCCTTTCGCAAATTAATCAAAAAGAGGGGAGACGGTTGTCCGTCTCCCCGAATGAATTAGGCCAGCAGGTGCGCACCGCTGGTGGGATTCTTGCCGGTCACGAAGGCCACACCGAACCACTGGTCCAGACGCACTTCGTACACCATATCCTGAATGGACTGCGCAGCCAGGCTGTTGATACCGCCTTCGTTGACAATCTTCAGGTTGCGGGCCTCCGCGGAAGCGCCGCCGGGCAGGATATACAGCCAGTCGGTCGCCAGCACGGGAGTCACGCCGTCTTCGTCATAGGTGTTGGTCATCGCGACCACGTCGCAGCCGTTGTACCGACCGATGAAACCGTTCTGGTTCCGCTCGTCGATCATGCTGCCGCTGTACTGCATGGTGGGAGTCGCGTTGATCTGCATACCGGTCAGAGCGGACAGCTGAGAAACAGCCGCCATGTCGCCCATGATGGTCACAGGACCCAGCCGACGGAAATGCAGCAGCTGAGCGTCCAGCGCAGCCTGGTTCAGAGAACCGGTGGACTGGGCATAGAAGGGAGAGCCGAAGTTCGCGATAGACGCATGCAGAACCCGCTCAATCAGGTTCAGCTTCTTGGCGGTCATCGCATCGTTGGCTTCACGGATCAGTTCGGCCGCGGTCACGCGGTTGGTCCGCAGGTCGATAATGTTGATAGCCGGGCGGGCAGAGATCTCCTTGGTGTCCACCAGGATCTGGCTGTCAGCCACGTAGCTCCGGGCAGTGGTAGAACCCTTCGCCTGGATGTACGCCTTGATACCGCCGGTGCGGACCTTGAAGGCCGCCTTCTCGCCGTACGCGATGTTCTTGGTGTCAGCGACCGTGTTCAGGAAGTCCAGAGCCTTGCCCTGCAGTTCCTCAACGGTGTACGCAACGATCTGCCCGATCTGATGGCAGGTCATGGGATTCAGTTCCTGGGTCAGTTCAGCAACGATCTGGTTCGCCTCTTCGATCTTATCGGAGTCAACACGCTCGTTGCGGACTTCAGCGGCCAGAACCTTCATCAGCTTCATGCCGCGTTCAATCTTTTCGATAGCCATGTCTTTTCACCTCCGATTAGCCGATCGTGCCGTCGGCCTTCACGCCGTAGGCAGTGCCAGCGACGGGAGTCCCGGTCACCATAGTCGTCACGAACTCTTCGCCCAGCAGCACGGGATGGGCACGCAGCTCATCGCCGACCTTGGTCGTGTAGGTTCGCTTGTCATAAGCCTGAGAGTCGTTGATGTCAAAGCCGTTCTCCACGAAGTAGTAGCGCTTCGCGACGGCATCAACAACAAAACGATAGGCGGTCACGCCATCGTAGATAGTGGTAACTTCCTTGCACACGAACTTGGAATTCGTGTCGGCGGCAGGCAGAACCAGCTTCAGCGGATCGGTCGCATCGGGCACCATCAGAATGCCGTTTTGAACCGGAGCAGCCGCGCCGTTCACCATTTCGCCTTCATAGACAAAGTCATGAGACTTCGTAACATATCCAGCCATGATTTTTTCAGTCCTTTCAACAGAATAAAAAAAATCCCTTACTTGCTAAGTAAGGAGTAAGAATTTGTCCGAGGTTCTTTTTCGAGCAGGCCGTACTTGTTTTCGGCCTTGATGTCGGCCATTAACAGGTTGTAGGTTTTCGGCTCTTCAGCCACAACCTTCTTCGGCTCCTTCAGTTCGGCGATCTCCTGCCGCAGGGCATTGACCGTCTCGGCCAGTTCAGCAATAAGCTGTTCTGCGGTTTTCTTCTGCTCTTCAGGAGCGGGCACGTCTTCGGCGGGCTCTTCAGGTTCTTGGGCAGGTTCTTCAACCGGCTCTACAACCGGCTCTTCGCCTTCAGCGACAGCCGTTTCGGCGACGGTCATACCGTCATCCGTCTCGACCAGGTTGCCTTCTTCTTCGTGACCCGTGTGAGTCTCGATGGTCACCCGCTGCATAACATGTTCGTTGTTCTGATAGTCGTGGATCTCCGTTTCGTGAATCTCGGTATGGTTTTCGTACACGGATACTTCCGCGTTTTCAGTGGTAGCCTCTGTCTCCGCAGTAGTTTCGGCAGTCTCTTCAACCGTTTCGGTTTCAGCTGTTTCGGTTTCAGCTGTCTCGGTTTCAGCTGTCTCGACAGTCTCTGCAGTCTCAGCTTCGTTTTTGACGGTCTCAGCAGCAGTTTCAACAACGGTCTCGGCTTCGATCGCTTCGTCGGATGCAATCTCGTTGACCGTAACGTTTTCTTCTGCGGTTTCGACAGTAGGCTCCTTTTTGTTCTTCAGCATTTCTCCTTCACCCCCTTCGGTGTTCTCTTGCTGCGCTACAAGCTGTAGCGCGACAGCATCTTTGCAGGCGGGGAAAGACACGATAGCTGTGCCCTCCAGATAATTTGTTTCCGCCGCGTCGATCAGGATCGTCCCATCGTCCATCTCGTCGTACTCGCCGACGTTGACTTCGAACGAGAATTTAAGGTTGCCGTCGGCAAACAGTTCGGAGATCGCCTTGCTCAGCTTGCGATTACGCTTTGCGATTCGGGCGTATCCGACCAAGTAACAGCCGCCGTCAAACTCTTCTTTCTCGAATTGATAGAAAGACCCGATCTGGGTGGAATGAAATTCGCCTGTCTTGCTGTCATACAGATGACCAAGGCGGCGATAGTTTCCGTTAATAAGCGTTCTTACGTCCGCGTATAACGGCAGACCAACATAGCGATCCTCGTTATCGACGATCTCGTCAATGAAAGCTTCGGTAACTCGTGCCCCATTCAGATTCGCCGCAGGAGCTTCGCATATTCTGGCCTTCACAGTCATGAAAATATCAGACTGCTCAATTTTGGAGATAACTGAAGCAAACATCAGTTTGTTCATTGTTGGATCTCCTTCTGCTTTCGATATTCAAATGGTGGGAGCAAATGAGATCGAAGGCGAATCTATATCTACACACAAGGTGTAAATACCTGCTGCCCGTGCTGGGTTCGAACCAGCGGCATATTGATTAACAGTCAATCGCTCTACCGACTGGGCTAACGGGCAAAGAATCGCCGGGGGCCGGATATCAATCAGCAGTCCCCGGCTCTACCAAAGGTACGCTTTGCAGCAACGATACTTGCTGTTTAGGTGGGCGTTCTGCAAGAGGCGTTGGCAGACGAAAATGTTCGACTGCTTATAGGTGCAGTAACCGTGTCAATGCCACTTTAAGGGTGTGGCTCGCCTGTACTCGACTTATTTACCGACGCTCGATGCACGTCGCTATTCTTCGACCGATCCTTCCGGATTGGATGGCTTCGGTTGTTTACTTCTTTCGGCCGCGTCCGGATCGCTCGTTCTTTCGGAGTCGTCCTTCTTGGGACGTCCGGTTTTCTTGGGTTCTTCAGCGGGTTTGTTGGACGATGCGTTAATCTGTTCTCTGGGTTTCAACACTTCGTCGTACCCCTCTGAAGCTTCTTTTTCTCTCTGAGTCTTTTCGAGCTCCATCGAGAAACCGTTCATCTCCATCATGCCCTTTGTGGACACAACGCCCTTCTCCCAGAGCTCGATGCACTTTTCTCTCAGAGCCTTCTTGCCCTCCATGGACAGTGGTTGGAAATGGAACTTCGGGATGTCTTTTAAGTTGTAGGTCCCGGGGATGAACTCGGTTAACCTTTGGTTAATCTTGTTCATCATCTCGCAGAACTCGTCTCTTGCGGCGTTGATTCTCGTCTCCGCTGTCTGCATGGAGATCTGGGCGGACGCAAAGGTAGAGCCGTCCTGAGACACACCTGATACGATGATCCCTGAAATACCGCCTGCGGATAAGATATCGTTATTGACTTCACGGTATTTATCCCATTGAAACAGGTCGTCCAGATCCGTCTGAATTAAAGTGGCCTTGGCCAAATGGTTGGTAACAACCAGCGGGAAATTATTCATCGCTTTGGAGAAAAGTCTGTATACCTGATTAAGTTGAATATCGTCCGGTAAGATATCCTGCGTCTTGGAGCTTTCGCCGTACTGGACGTGTACAAAAGCCCGGCGGCCGATGTTTAAGATGGCGTTTTCATACGCGGAGATTAGCTCCTTCTTGGCCAATGCCTGTAAGCAGGCCGCGATAAAGGGAATGGCGTAGCGCATCCATCCTTCTTTTGGCCCTTGTAAAACAAAGGTGTAGTCAGGGTTTAACTGAGCGTACTGTTCGCCGGACACAACAGCCTTCTGGATTTCTTCTGGGTAGCTTTTTAAAATAACAGGGAGTTCGTTGTCCTTTATGAAGTCTTCTCTTATGCTGTAGCCCCGCATCCGAAATTCGTTGGAGATAGACTGAACGTCGTACTCCACCAGAGGGGTGCCATTGAAAGAAACATTACCGATTCTCCATTTGTGCACGGGGAGAGTAATAAGATCCCCTTTATAGAGATAGCAGCATACGTTGTTGTATTTCCACAACTCCTTCATGATCCCGGTCAGTTTTTCTCTCAGCCGCATTCTTTCGTACTGTTCTTCGAAAAGCGCGTAGGTCTTTTCTTTGGATCCTGTTAAGTACCATTTCGAACAGGTGGAGTAGGGGACATAT